TTCCGTAAGAATGGAACTGACGTTCCAGATAGCAATGGTGTTATAACTGTTTCAGGTGGTGCAGCAGCAGCCAAAACAATTGCTGCTTGGAACTATATGTTAGAGATTGCAGCCAACGATTATATTGAATTGGTATGGCGTACATCTGATACAAGGTTAGAGTTAATTGCAGATGTTGCAGGAACAAGCCCTACTCGACCAGCAATTCCTAGCGTTATTCTTACAGCCTCTCAAGTTATGTATACACAACTTGGACCAACAGGAGCTACTGGTTCCACAGGTGCTACTGGATCTACTGGTCCAACAGGAGCAACAGGAGCGAGTGGTGCTACTGGTGCAACTGGACCTACTGGCCCAACAGGAATGGCATTTGCACAAACTACTGAACCAGCAGATCCAGTAGACGGACTTATCTGGGTAGACACAGATGGAGCAGTAGTTGGTCAACAAATGGTTCGCTGGTCAAAGGCTCCTACTGCTGGTACAACTGCTTTAACTGGAGTCGATGATGGATCAACAACTTTATCCTACACAGTAGGTTATGAGCAGGTTTATCGAAACGGTACCTTATTATCTCGTGGTAATGACTACACGGCAACAAATGGCACATCTATCACCTTAATTGATGCAACTCTTACGGGCGATATTATTGAAGTCTTTGCTAGCGCAGTACTTGCTGTAGCAGATGTTTATACTCAGGCTCAGGTAGACACAAAAATTGCAACTCCAGTTCTTATTTCACCAGAGGAGCGTACAACTGTATCAGCTACGGCTGCTGCAACTACTGTTAACTTTGATGCTGACACTCAAGGAGTTCTTTATTACACATCTAACGCTACAGCCAACTGGACATTAAATATTAGAGGCTCAAGTTCAACAACACTTGCTTCTAAATTATCAGTTGGTGATTCAGTCACTGTGTCTTTTCTAGTAACAAATGGAAGCACGGCTTACTATCAGACAGCATTTAATATTGATGGATCTGCTGTAACACCTAAGTATTCAGGTGGAACTGCGCCCGCATCTGGTAACGCATCTTCAATTGATGTATACACATATACAATTATCAAAACAGCAGCGACTCCGACATACACCGTATTTGGTGCTGGTCCGATTAAATACGCATAAGGAGAAACAATGCCATTATTTAGCCCCGTATCTGCAGGTGGAATTGGTAAGGCAACAGTAACTGCTACTACTGGTTCTCCTACTATTGATTCAGCAACTCGTGCTGGTAAAACTATTTATTCATTTACTGGTTCAGGAACTATTACTATTGGTAGCGGTGGTACTGCAGAAATTTTAGTAGTTGGCGGTGGCGGCGCGGGTGGATTTGACCGTGGTGGTGGCGGCGGAGCGGGTGGTTACGTCTATAACGCTACTCAATTTTTATCTGCTGGAACATTAACTGTTACTGTTGGTGCTGGTGGTAGTGGCTATGCATCTAATGCTGCTTTTTCTCAACTTGTAGGTTCTGCACTAGGAACAACATCAAGACTTGATAATATTTTTGCTTTTGGCGGCGGCGCTGGTGGGGGTCGTGCACAATTTGGTGCATCCCAATTACTTGTTGGTGGTGTTAGGGGTGCTTCTGGTGGTGGTGGTGACAGACTAGGAAGCGGAGGAGGTAGTGTTGATGGGCAAGGTAATAATGGTGGAAGTGGTAATGGATCTTTACAAGCAGGTGGCGGTGGCGGTGCAGGTGCCGCAGGCGGTAGTGGTTCTGGCGGTGGAATAGGGTTAGCAAATTCAATTACTGGTACATCAACTTATTATGCAGGCGGTGGTGGTTCAGGTGGTGGTTACACTACTAGTGGTGGCTTAGGAGGCGGTGGTGGTTCAAATCTTGGAAGCGCTGGAACTTCTGGTACTGCTAACACTGGCGGTGGCGGAGCGGGCGCAGATGAATCTTACGGTTCTGGCTCTGGTGGTTCAGGTATTGTGATCGTGGTGATTGGATAAAATGGCACATTTTGCAAGAGTAGAAAATAATGTTGTTAGAGAAGTTATTGTAATTAATAACGAGGTACTAGAAAATAAACCATTCCCAGAATCAGAAGCAATTGGTATTGCATTTTGTAAATCATTATATGGCGCTGATACTGAATGGTTACAGACTTCATATAATGCAAATTTTAGAGGTTCATATGCTGGCTCAGGAATGGTATACGATGAATTAAATGATATATTTACATCTAGCATAGGTGAAGGAAGCTAATGGCCACGATCAGCAACACCCCTAGACCAGGTTATGTTTACGACTCAGCAGATGCTGTTTGGTATCCGATAGGTACTGGTACACACAGCCATAATGAGATTGCTACAACTATTGTAGATGCTAAGGGTGATCTAATTGCAGCAACTGCTGCTGATACTGTTACTAGATTAGCCGTTGGTGCTAACGACACGGTTCTTACTGCAGACTCAACTACAGCCACAGGACTTAAATGGGCTACACCTTCAAGCGGTGGTATGACTTTAATTAGTACCACTACATTATCGGGAACTACTACAACAATCACAGGAATTCCATCCACTTACAAAAATTTGCAAATTGTTATTTCTGATATAACTACTGCTTCAAATTCTCTAATTGATATTAAACCAAATAACATCTCACCAGACACTCTTACTTCAATAAGAGTAACGGGAAGCACTTTGGGTTCTGGAAATGCAACGGACGCATTTGGTTGCACGGCTGGTAGTAATATAAATGGCGTTAAAAATGTGTTTATATTAGAAATTTTTGATTATGCTTCTAGTCGCTACAAAATTGCTAGACAAACATATTTATTGCCAACATTTGCTTCGGGTGACCAAAGAGGATTTGTAATTGGTGGTTATACAACAGGAACAGTAATTTCATCATTAACAATTAATTCTGGTGTTTCAATGACAGCAGGAACTTGTCTAATTTACGGAGTAAACTAATATGACAAAACCAATGGTAAGAATCCACGACTTAGCAACAGAAGAAGTCATTGATCGCGAAATGAATGATACTGAATATGTTGCCTATCAAGCAGAGCAAACAGCGCGACAAGTTGTTCAAGCAGAACTTGCAGCAAAAGAATCTGCTCGTCAGGCCCTATTAACTAAACTTGGCATTACAGCCGAGGAAGCACAACTACTACTAGGAGGTAACTAATGGCTATAACTAAGGCCTCAAGTAATGCAGTTGCACCAGCAGCCAAGGGAGACCTAGTTGTAGGTAATGCCACTAATGACTCAGGTGTTCTTGCGGTTGGTGCTAATAATACAGTCCTTACTGCCGACAGCGCTGAGACTACTGGATTAAAGTGGGCTACTCCTGCTGCTGGTAGTTTAACTTTATTATCAACTACCGCTTTATCAGGAACTACAACCACTATTTCTAGTATAAGTCAATCATATAAACATTTGCAAATACTTATTGAAAATGCTTATTTAACAAGTTCAGACCAGGATACATTTATTAGATTAAATGGAGATTCTGGAAGTAATTATTCTTTTGGAGCATTGGCTAGATATAACCCCAATAATGCTTGGAATCAAACTAAAGTAAGTTTAATGGACCACACCGTAAATAACAGTGGTAATCCTACAAAAGATATAAGAAGCGTTATTAATATTTACAGATATACAAATACAGATGCAGTTTTTGGTAATATTAGTTCAACTTCTTTTTATCCTGGAACTGGTAATTTACAAACACAATATGTTATTTTTACATATGATTGTTCAGCCGCAATAACTTCAATAAGTATTTTAGGAGATGTTGCTTTCACTGGTGGTACAGCCTACGTATATGGAGTAAACTAATATGACAAGACCAATGGTAAGAATTCACGACCTTGAAACTAATGAGGTTATTGACAGACAAATGAATGACCAAGAGTTTGCAGCGTATGAGGCAGACCAAGCAGCGAGAGCAACTGCACAAGCCGAAGTCGAAGCAAAGGCAACAGCTAAAGCAGCCCTGCTAGCACAGTTGGGTATTACAGAAGAGCAAGCGAGACTTTTACTTTCTTAAGGAGCAGTAAGGTCAGGCGTGGTATAATTACTACTATAAACAAGGAGAAAAATATATGGCACATTTTGCCGAGATAGATGAGAGCAATACAGTAGTACGTGTACTTGTTGTTCCAGATGCTCAAGAGGGTCGGGGTCAAGAGTATCTAGCCGATGACCTAGGTCTAGGTGGAACTTGGAAGAAGACCTCCTACAACACACAAGGTGGAGTTCACGCTTTAGGTGGAACACCATATCGCAAGAATTATGCAGGAATTGGCTACACATTTGACGCCGTAAAAGACGCGTTCATTGCGCCAAAGCCTTACGCTTCATGGGTATTAGATGAAGCAACATGTAATTGGGAAGCTCCCGTTGCAATGCCAACCGATGACAAGATGTATCGTTGGGATGAAGAAACAACTAACTGGATAGAGGTAGCATAAACATGTCTGAAGCACCAACAAAGGTAGTAGTAGATTGCTCAACAGGAGAAACACAAATTATTCCGTTGACAGCAGCAGAGATCGCACAACGTGATCAAGATGCAGCAGCGTATGCAATTGCACAGGCTGAGCGCGAAGAGGCAGAGGCTGCAACAGCAGCATTAAAAGCATCTGCTAGAGCAAAGTTAATCGCAGGAACTCCTTTAACAGAGGCAGAAGCGGCTGTACTAGTAATTTAATTAAGTAATTATAAGGAGGTTGTAGTGCCAATACTGGTAACTGCGGCCTCCTTTGTTTTAGGTGCGTCAGACTAAGTCTTCCTGCTCTTCATATAAGAGAGTAGGCAGAAAAATACTACCTCGCGTTTTGCGTCATATAAAATCAAGAAAACCTGTGTATAAACATAAAGTTAAATCGTACTTTTACTGGTCAGACCAAAGATTTAATAAGAATAAGACACACTTTTACCATTAAAGGATAGATATGCCAGAAATGGTATAGTTGGATTATGAAAGTTGCTGCCTACGCTATTGCCCTAAATGAGGAGAAGCACGCTCAGCGGTGGGCAGATACCACTAAAGATGCAGATTTTAGATTGGTATGTGATACAGGTTCTACAGATAAAACTGTCGAGATATTAAGAAGTAATGGCGTTATTGTCTATGAAATAAGTGTAAAGCCTTGGAGATTTGATGTTGCAAGAAATACTGCTCAGAGCCTATTACCAGCAGATATAGATGTATGTTTAAGTTTAGATTTAGATGAAACAGTAGATGAAGACTTTTTTAAAAAAGTAAAAGAACACTGGGCACCTGGTGCTAACAAGGGCTGGTGTGATTTTGATACTGGTCATACTTGGCTTGGTGCTCGCTTACACGCTAGAGATGGTATTTATTGGAAGTATCCTATTCATGAGGTATTTGTTCCTTCCCTTGATACACCCCTAATGAGTTGCACTATTCCTACTAAGATGTATCACAAGCCAGATAATACAAAGTCTCGTGGTCAATATATGACAATGCTTGTGGCAGCAAGTAAAGAGTTTGGAGAAGATCATAGAATTTGGGTTTACCTTTGCCGTGAATATTACTACTACAGAATGTGGGAGTTAGTAATAAGTAGTGCTCAAAAGGTTACTGATTTTAGTAAGGACTGGTACGTAGAACGTGCAGCAGTTTGTAGATTTGCATCCGAAGCATGTAGAAATTTAGGAAGAATTGAGGAGGCACATGCTTGGGCAGATAAAGCAATATCAATTGACCCATGCGGTGAGACTTACTATGAAAAAGTACGTTGTTATTATGAACAATCTGACTGGGGTGGTGTTTGGGAAACTTGTAAGTTGCTTGCTAAATGTGAGCCAACTAAACATTATTTATCATCTGAAGCGCTATGGAACTGGATGTTAGATGATATGAGAGCCCTGTCCGCTCACAATCTAGGAGATAAAGAAAAAGCAGTAGAGTATGGAGAAAAAGCTCTTAAAGGAAATCCAAATGAAACTAGATTAAAAAACAACCTAGTTTTCTATCGTCAAGGTATTTGATGACACAGCCAAACGTATTCTTAGCCCTTCTTGTAAAACAAAAAGAAGCCGTTCTTCCACTATTTTTAGAGAGTCTAAATGACTGGGATTACCCTAAAGAAAACATATTTATTTACATCAGAACTAATAACAACACAGATAATACAAAAGAACTTTTAGAGGAGTGGATAGAAGAGTACGGGGATAAATATAAAGGATTAATCTACAACAGCGAAGATGTGCCAGAGAAGGTAGAGAAGTATGATGTTCATTTCTGGAATGGAGAAAGGTTTAGGGTTCTAGGAAAAATTCGTCAAGAAAGTATGAATCAAGCCTTACTTACAGATTGCGAATATTATTTTGTAGTAGATACCGACAACTTTTTGTTTCCAGAAACTCTTAAAGAGTTAGTAAAACTAGACTTACCTATAGTTGCTCCATTTTTAAGGTATGCGGTTGCTCTTGGAGAGAACGCTGATACTCCTGTAGAGGCTGCTAAGCGAGAAGGTCATATGAGTAAATACTATTCAAACTATCACGACAAAGTAGATGACTTCGGGTCAATTATTGCAGAAGATATTTACTACAAAATTTTAAATCAAGAGGTAAAAGGATTAATTGAATGCATGTGTGTTCACTGCACTTATCTAATTAAAAGAGAGTATTTATCTGAACTTACCTATTTAGAGCAGTCAGACCGATGGGAGTATATGGTTTTTTCTAACTCGGCTAGAGATAAAGGAATTACTCAGTACCTAGATAACAGAACTATATATGGAGTTCTAACCTTGAGTGAGAATCTTGGGGCCTCTAGGTGGTGGTTTAATTATTTAAAAAATGAAAAAAATAGAACAGAAAAATATAAATCTGTTACTAGTTTTACATAAGCCTGTCTGTCCATGTTTTTGGAGTTTTATCAGTAACAAACTCTAGAGGTAGGTGGTAGTTAAACTCCCTAGCGCCCTTAGATTTAATCCAGTTTACTAGTTCTACTAATCCAGACTCTAATGAGGTAGTAGTTTTATAGTTCAAAAGTTCTCTTGCAAGATTGGCTGAGCAGTTAGCGTGAAAAACTTCCTGAGGTCTTCCTGGCATATAAATTGGCTCTAACTTAAAATCAAGAATTATTGATAGTTTCTGGGCTAGTTCATTTATAGTAACAAACTCTTCATCTGGGCCAATATTAACAATTCGCCCATCAGCAACATCGGTCTCACATGCAATCATAAGTGGGTCAGTGACATCTTGCATAAATGAGAAACATCTTTTTTGCTCGCCGTTTCCATAGATAATAGGTTGCTTACCTTGAAGCATTCTATTTATCATAATTGAGGCTACGTTTCTGTAGGGGTCATCAAATTTTTGTCTAGGACCAATAATGTTGTGTGGAACTAAAATTACATAGTTAAGCCCGTGAGTATCTGCAATATTTTTAATCATAAGTTCAGCCCCGTATTTTGCAATTCCATACGGATCCTGAGGCTTAGGGGTCATTGACTCAACAAAGGGAACTACATCCTGAGTGCCGTACCTTGCCATAGAAGATAGATGAACAATTTTTTTAACATTAGCTTTTACACAAGCACTCATTATGTTTGTAGTTATTTGCATGGTATTTCTAACAACTAGGGATGGAGAGAATACAGAGAGACCTTCATAGGCAGTACATGCAGTATGAACCACTAAATCTACATCTTCAAAAAGAGGTTGGACTAGTTCTAAATTATCTAAATCTATATTATGAAAATCAACACCTGAAGGCACATTTTCTTCATAGCCACCTAGTAAATTATCTATCCCCACAACATCATAGCCTTTAACAAGAAAAGCATCTGCTAGATGGCTACCCATAAAACCTGCTACTCCAGTTATTAATACTTTCATTTATTAATTGCCTTTTTTAGTTTTGTAATATCACTCTGGAAACTTTTCATCTTATATCTAGCCAAAGCATTCCTATCTCGCTCATACATCCAAGGAGAGTTTATCGCAGAGTAAAGATCATCAACAGGTGCTTTACGTACTGCGTAGTGGTGATGTTCTAAAATAACTTCAGGGCAGTATCTAAGAGTCTGCATAGCATCTCCCAGTAGTTTCCAAAAATTATCTATATATAGATGTAATAACTCAGGAGGGGCTAGGTATCCAAGCGTCTTTACAATATTTGAATCAAAACAAGTTCCATTGCTAGGCAGACGAGCACTTTGGGCTAAATCATCTGGGTATGAGATGCCCATAGGCACTTTTTTTATTGCATTAATAAGGTTTTCATCCCACTTAGGTGTCATAACAGTCGTATCATCGGCTGCCCAAAGAATGTAGTCATACTCATCCATATACTTATTTGCCATGCGATTTAGTTTCTCATTAACACCCAGCTGCTCTGGTTTAGGTCCTATCTCATACTTAACACCTTGCATCCTCGGATATAAAGCGTGATCATCTTCATCTAAGCAAGCGACTATGTCTGAAACAGTTGAGTGATATCTTAGAGATTCCACTGCTCTAACAAACCTTTTAGGTCGAGTTCTAGATGGAACTAAAATAACTGAGCGAGTCATAACTTAATTTTAACACGGAATATATAAAAAATAGGGATCACTCTCTACAAGTGATCCCTACTTTAGATGTTGTATTACTTAGATATACCCTCACCTTTAATTACTGTTTCTTGTCCTGTAGCAAGATCACGAACTACAACTGACACGGTGTAATCACGTCCTGCGCCAAGGGAGCCAACATTTAGAGTCTGGGCTGTTCCATCTGTTCCAATTGCTGTAGTTGAGCCAGATTTATTATCACGGACAATAAGAGTTGCCCAAGATTTACTTGAGTCAAAGTTTGGAACTGCAGGCATTGCAATAGCCACAGACAGGGCACCTGAGGCATCTACAACTCGAGAAGCGATAGATGGAGCAGTGATAGTTGCTCTATCTGTGGTGTCACTTCTGGATGGAGTTGGTGCTGGCGCAGTTGAAGCAACAGTTGCAACTACAGGGTTTGATATTACAGTTTCAGTATTTGTCAAAGTGTCGCGAATAACTGTTTTCACTGTGACGTTTTGATCCTGTGGAAGATTGTTAATAGTCACTGTGTTTGAGCCTTGTGCAAGTCCGACTGAGGTAGTTGAGCGACCATCTGTAACTGTGTAAACAGAAACAACTGAGGTAGATGGCAGGTCTTGAATACCAGCAACATCAACAGTCATGGATACTGAGTTATCCGCATTAAGTACCTGAGTTGTAACTACAGGTGAGTTTGCTTGTGCCACAGCAGGATCAGTTGGCTCTGTTGGGAGTGTGACTGGAGAGAGTTGAGTTATTTCATATGTAGGAGTTACCTTTACATCAGGTGCTACATAGACTGAAACAATTGAGCCTTGAGTTATTGGCTTAAGCCTAGTTACACCATTTGAATCAACATACTTAACTCCAGCATTGGCAGGAAGTTTTACAATAATTCCATATGAATCTATTACACGGTTTGGTGAGTAACCATCCCAAGTAACAATTTTATCAACAACACCGTCCACAATAACTGCATACTTTGCTTTAGCAGTCGGGGCTGATGTCTGACCTGACATCTGAGGTGTTGATGTAATTGCTTCTAACGTGATTGCAAAGTAACCATCTGCTCTAGTTTGAAGTAAATCTTCGGCTTTCATTCGAGATACCGTGCTTTGCGCATCTGTATCAGTTGTCCATCCAGCAAAAGCTGGGCTTGCAATAAGTGTTAGCGCTGCGGCTAAACCTAATATACGTACTTTATTCTTTAACATGTTTTCTCCTAGTCATTTTGTCTCTTGAGAGGCAATACTAGTAGGTAGGCTGGCAAATAGCAAGTAGGCTATGAAACTGCTTTTTTACGCTTGTTTTTCTTCTTCAGTTTCTCTTTTTTCTTCTCTAACTTGGCTGCTTTATCGATTTTTTCAGCCTTGTATGCCTCTACTGCGTTGGCGCTAGTTCTACTTCTCCAAGCAAAACCACACTCGGTACAAGTAACAATCTTTGCTGTAGTCCATCTTCCAGTTGTTGATAGTTTCTCTATAGATGTTTCTAGTTTGCCAGGTCTTGCGGTACAAAATGGACAGTTGGGATATCTACGGCGTCGAGTCTCTTCTCCAAGATATGAAACTGAAAGAGTCCTGCGAATTTCAATTTCATCTTTGCCTCCCCATATTCCCCAAATTTGTCTGTGCTCTAGAGCCCACTGTAAACAATCTTTTCTTACGGGACATGAGAAACATAAATTTTTAGCATCATACTTTTCAGAAAAATCTTTAGAGAAAAACCAGTCTAAATATTTTTTATTTGATGGTTTGGCGCATAAGGCTTCACTCTGCCATCTGAGGCTTTCTGCTGGTTTCCACATACACTCTATTTTAAACTAAAGCACTATAAATCTACTGACTAAAACACTATATTTACTATATTTCTATCCATGTAGTTAATTCAATATTTTCGACTATATCACCATACTCGGTCTCAGAGTTTTCGTCGCACACTACGTACTCAAACTCTTCCTCTAGAATGCCACACCAGCCCCTAATTATTTGACAATTTTCAATTAATTTAAAACTATCTCCTAAAGAATCAGCAACTCCATCTCTTTGAATAGCAGAGGCTAGTGCTCTAGAAACAAGATCGTTATCCATATCTACATGATCTAAAGTGTAATAAACGGTTGAGTCAGGATTGTTTTTACTATAGCCAGAGCCACTCCACTCACACCAAAGTTCTTCCCCAGGTCTTGTGTCTTTTTTCATTAATTTTTTAAAGCCTATTCGTCTTCTGTAGAGTAAAAATTAAACTCGAAATCCTTTGAAAACTCATCATTGGTAAAGTATATTTCTTCTTGCTTCTTTAACTCATATATTCCAGCAATAGTTACTGATCCACACATACAGCAGACGTCTACAGAGCCAGTGTTTATTATTGTTGGCATATCTACACCAACAAGTTTTACAAGGATGTTGCCATCCTCGTTTACGCTCTGAGGCTCCCACTTGGAATGCTCTTCCATCCAGCACAACTCGCAAAGAGCCATAGGGCTAACCATTGAACTGTCTTCCATACATAGCCTTTCTTGAGGCGTATCTAGTAGGACAATTCTAGTTGTATTTCCCATTCTAGATTTGTTTTAGATCTATATTTACAGAAATTCTTTTATGCTTTCTTATATTAGTTCTTTCTTTAGGGCTTAGTCCTCCCCAAAAACCAAACAGTTCATTTCTAATAGCCCAGTCAGCGCACTCGGCTTTATGAGGACATTGTTTGCATATGGAGCTTGCCATAGCATATGTACTCATTGAATCAATTTTCTTTTCATCTTTATCATCAGTATAAAATATCTCTACACCAACTTCTGCGCATAACGGTTCTTCAAATTCCCATGGTCCACGAGACACTTGGCTCTCCTTTTAAAGTTTGGTTATCGGGTTATTTACTTACAAATTACTTTTGTTTATTCTCCAAGTTCCCGACCTCATAACCACATGCAGCATAACCAGCAATATCAACCCAAGTGTCAGGTTGAAATCCAGACTTAGAAGCATACCTAGCCACTTTAAGACCAACCATCATCATTGCAACATCTTCATTGGTAATTTCAATACCTAGAATTACAGACCAAATTTTTGCTGTTCGTTCAAAATTGTCTTCAGGATTTCCGTACTGTTTGTTGCGCTCCCCAGAAATAATTCTGGCGGCTTCCCGTAGCGCTTCAACTCGTAAGGTAGTAGGTTCATTAGTTGTTGGTGTTTCTTCGTTACCTGATGTCATCTTTTATCCTCGCTATCACTTGAGCATTGTATTTTTTGGGAAGATTTTTATCAGAGGTGCCATCAATAGTCACCTCGTAATTAACATATTTTAGTGGGTCATCAGTGCTTATGGCAAGATACAAAGATATTTCTTCTTTGATATTGTCAATAATTTCTTGATGATTATTCCCAACTACAGAGAACTTATATGTAACTGTTTTCAAGTTACAAGCGTTTTTCTAATTGATCTGGTCTTAAGTGAACTCCTTCTAAAAGAGGAGTTTTATTATCATCGCTTTTAATAATAATATCTCCATAGCGAATGCCTACAACCCGACCTCTTCTTCCATTAAAGTCTTTACCGCTCTTATTATCAAAAGCATCAGACTTTATTCGCACGTAATCTGCCAAAACAATTGAGCCAGGAGTTACTTGAATCCAAGTCTCGCCCTTTTCTTCTTTTACAAGAGCGTGACCTAGTGACAACTTAGCAAAGATAGAAATAATATCTTTAGAGTAGTCAACTTTTTGATCTTTATTCTTTTCTTTTACATCTTCCCAAGACTTGAGAAGAGTTAGAACAGAGTCACCAACAATTCTTCTGGTCTTGTTTTTTGTCAGTTGCTCTTTTACCCAGGCGATATCTACATCAGCCATTTTTTTGTTCCTTTCCTAGTTAGTTTGTTTATTACTTTTGTAACAGTATGTTTCCTATACTTTCTTTTACACTCTCCCATGAGGGTATATTTTGAATATAAGACTCTTTCTGTTTCTTAGATACTTCCACTCTTTCAATAGGGCTCATCTCCTCTATAGCGTTTGGAAGCATTGACCATTCTGGACCCATATACGTAGTTAACCTCCAATCAGTAATTGCAGGTACTCCTATATAAAGCGCTTGAGATAAAGTTGGAAACCACCAAGGATTTCCAGATTTATAAACTGAAACTAAAACTCCCATTGAACTAGATATTCTAGTCAATATGTCTTTATTGCCTTCCCACTTAGTTGCTCTGTAGTTAACCTGTGGGTTAGATAGAGAAAGAGACACTTTACGATACCAATCGGTCTTAGGATTATCTATGCACCAATAACTTCCGTCAGCATAGTTGTGTATTGGGTTATTAATCTCTAGAAGGTAAGCGTCTGGGTTAACTAAGAATAATTTTGTTTTATTTATATTAGGTATGTATTTAGTAACTACCTCTTCAGTAGACCAAGGGTAGGACGGAATAATTGTTTTAGGCCAAGCACCGCCATAAAGTTTTCTAGCACCCTCTATTACGTTTTCATAGTTTTTAGGCTCTAAGGCTAATTTGTACTCTCGCTTTTTAGAGTAGAAACTGCCAAAGAAAGATTCTGGTTTTCTGTATATGTCTCCTAAACTAAAGTACAGTTTGTGAGGGTCTATCGTGTCTATAAAGAGAGAAAGAGTTCCTAGATCACTAGCGTGATTTATTACAGATAAAGCGCCGTATGCCCTGTGGGACGCAATACCTGTTGGCTTAGCGATACCCACCAAAATGGCGTCATATTGAGATAAATAATCTTTAGTCATAGTTACTGAAGGATCTTCCCAAGTAACATCAAAACCTAATTCAGTTAAAGCATTATTAATATTTCCAGCAAATGAAGGAACTTTTTCGTTTGTATTTTTGGATGCATGAGAGGCTGTGCATCCTGTAATTAATACCTTCATATAAACCTCTTATATCTAAGATGGTTACTAGATGTTGTTGTTAATTCCCCTGAACAACAACAACATCTAGTAAACTCTATTTTTATTTAGAACGGAGCAGCAGGAGCAGCAGCAGGAGCTGGCGCTGGTGCAGGAGCAGGTGCTGGCGCTGGTGCAGCAGCAACTGGAGCAGGTGCTGCAGAAGTTTGCGCAGCGTTTGGATAGTAGTTCTTGATTTCATTCTTCTTAGAACCATTCCATGTACGTGTTCCAACTTGAGCACGGAAACGCTTACCAGAAATTATTTGCTCAATTTGAGCATTGGTTGGCGCTGGTTGCTGTAAGAAGTAATCACGAGGTACACCAAGAGCATGCATCTTTTTGAAAAAGATACCAAGAGCAGCAGGACTATCTGGAGAAACAACTAAGTTATCCCAAAGAAGACGCTTGTTATGAGCGCCACCTTCAACCTGCGCTTTTACAGAGAACATTGTTTTGCCACTCTGTGTCATTTTATGTGTAGCCTCTACGACTACAACATCATAATCACCATCTGGAAGCGGATCATAGTTACCTGATTCGCCTGCTTCTTTGATGAGGTCACCCCAATTTAGAGTACTCATTTGTTATACCTCTTTCTTTTCTTTAGTGGTTTTGTCTTGAGTAGTTTGCTTAGTTCCAAAAATGGTATTAAGCATTACTTCAATTGATAACTTATCTTGCTCAACTATAGAACCTAGACGACCTTGTACTCGCTCGCCAGCCTCATAATCGTTTGTTCTTTCCACATACATACGCCTTACTTTATAAGGAGGCTGTAGTGGATCTGGATTTGCCATTTGCTCTACTGTCAACGCACCAAGAATGTCGTAAAAATATGGTGCTTGAATTGCTAGTTGACCTTGTAGATACGGACGGTGTCTTCCATCCTGGCTTGTTCTTGACATAGCAGTTAGTACAACTGCTTCAAGAGGATTTGTAGCATGCATAGTTAGATCGCGAAGATCACGAAGAAGCCCACCCATGTGACGAAGAAGTTCGCCCCACTGTTGCATCTTCATTTGTTCTGTACCTGCGATGCTATCCATACATTTAACTTGCAGTTCAGATATTGAGTCAATAATTAAACTCTTGAACTGATGCTTTCCAAGTTGTAACCACTGATAAACCTTAATAACAGTGTCATAGTCACGAACTGTAACTACAACAGTGTCCCAAGTTCCATCAGCGATTGGTGGTTCCTCGCGAAGAGGATCCCAATACTTAACAACGATAGGTAGGAATCGGTGCCCACCCTCGACGTCAAGCATGAGTCGTGGGTATGGAGCAGTTACAGCAAAAGTAGATTTACCTACCTTGCTTTCTCCGTACACCATAACCGTAAGAGAGCGTTGGATCTCACTCATACGTCACTCGCCTCCTTTTTTCTCTGTTTCGTAATATGCATAAGGATCAGTCTCCTCATACATTTCACTAAGTGCTTGTTCAGCGGCGCTTCCGTCGTCAAACATTGGGCAGATAGTAAAAAATTGGCATTTCCATTTACAGTCACGACTTGGTTTTGGATAAGCATTAAACGCATGGCTCTCACCAGCATCTAACGCCTGTCTTACTCTCATTAAATCTGTAATCGTTCCGTGAATTCTATTCCAGAAGGAACGTAAAGTAAATATGTTATGGCGAATCTCTACTTGATCATAAAACGGAGGTTTGGCAGCCGCAGTTCTACGAACTTTTTTAAGAAGTGTAAATATTCCGCCCTCACTTCTTTCTTTTTCATCTGTTTTAGTAGACTCTAAAAGCATGTATGTCATAACCTGTTCATTCATGTGAGCCATATTTGCAAACTCAGATAAAGAACCTCCTACAGTTTTAAAATCTCTAAACATTCTTACACCATCGCCTTTACGACGAACACGCATATCAAGTTTTCCTTGAAGTTCTACTTCACCGTTAAACAGTGGAGCAATAATTGTTTCTTCAGTTGAAATCATCTCAAGTTCTGCATCAATACCATTTTCTTCTACCCATTGCTCATAGCCTTCAAGCATGATGCGACCTAACTCTCCTTCTGTTTCAAGGTTAGATACATCTCTAAAATCTTGTAGTAAAAGTTGTTTATCTTGTTCAATTAATTCAGAGTGCGCAGTTAGTAGAGGAACACCCTTCGCATAGTGAGCATCTAGAGCGGCGTGGATTCTACTTCCCATAGCAAGTGGACCAGTCATATCTTGATGCTTAGGTTTCAATGCACGGTAGTAAGTTAGCCACCATCTGCGACGACAATCTTTAAATGTCTGTATTTCCGAGTTAGATAGTCTTATGACTCCACTCATAGGTTTCCTGTCTTATCATCTTGTAGTAGTTTTAGAAGTTGATCTTTATCTTTAACAATTTGTTCAAAGTTATCGGCTTTAGTTTCTAAAACTTGGATAACTCTCTCTTCTATAGTTCCCTCTGTAACATAGTCGGTAATTACTATAGAGTCATGTACCTCACTTCCAATTCTGTGTACGCGATCTAATACTTGCTTGTAATCAACTAAAGACCAAGGTCTTTGAAGCATTATTAGACGACGAGCAGAAGTTAGTGTAATTCCAACTCCTCCCGCTTGGGCTGTAAACAGAATCCATTTTATTGCTCCAGACTGAAAATCGTCAATAGCCTTCTGACGTTCGTCTTCATCTTGATCTCCTGTAATTAATCCATGAGAAATCTTTTTCTTTGTTAACTCCGCGCTCAGTAGATTAATAAGTTGTTTAGAGACGGCGCTTACCGCTACAGAGTCATCTCCAAAGTCTCCGTTTTCAATATCATCCATCAAAGCATCAATTTTGCATGAAGGAGCATCTAGCACTGCTCTAGGTTCGCCAGTTGTCTCATTTACAGCAATAGTTGCGTAAGAACTAGCAAACTGAAGAAGTCTAATTGTTTGAGTTAGAACGCTAGGTGCTGCAAGAGTATCCCCAGACTCAAGTTCAGAGATCATTAAGTCTCTCATCTGCTCGTAGGCTTTCTTCTGCTTAGTAGACATCTCTACATCTCTGCGCTCTTTTAGAACTGGAGGCAGGTTTGGTAGTACAACTTTTTTAAGCATACGTCTCATGTATGGATTTACGCTCTTATAAAACTCATCCTGCATCTGAGGCTTAACTCCTAGAACCATCATTCCACCGAAGGCGTTAAGCATTACATCAACCATGCGATCAATCCATTTTGTTTTGCTAGGCCAGTCTTTTGGAGAGATCCAGTGAAGTATTGACCAAAGATCTACAACATTATTAGCAATAGGTGTTCCAGTTAGTGCAAAGCGAATCTCAGCGTTGCCAGAGGCAGACCAAAGAGCACGAGATTGTTTTGACTTAGGGTCTTTACTTCTATGAATCTCGTCCGCAACTACTGCTTTAAATTTAAAGTTGTTTAACTCTCTTAAATGTACTTCACAGCGATTCTCACTAATCTTTTCATCTTGACCACCGCAGGCACGGCATCTTGTTAAAGAAATAGATCCATAAGGAGAAAGTCTTGAGTGAGAACGGAGTGACTCCCAATTAATAATAAATACCTGTGCTGGTTGTTCAAATTGCTTTTTACGTTGAACAGCAGATCCTTTAATAACTTGGGTAGCTATATCTGGCCACCATCTAGCAAACTCTCTTGCCCAGTTATTCTTTAAAGTGTTAGGGCAAACAATAAGGATAGGAAAAACCTCTTCTCCTCTATCGTTTAACTCTTTTAGGGCTCTAATAGCCTGAGCAGTCTTGCCTAAGCCAGGTTCATCGGCTAGAAGGGCTCTTTTAGCGGTTGCTAGGAAGGCAACTCCTGCTCTTTGATGAGGAAATAGCACCTCATCGCCTTCATAAGTCTCTAACTCTCTTAAATTATTGGCTGGAGTAATTCTTGTCTCTAATTGATTGGCTGCCCAAGCGCCTAAAGTAGGTTTTATCTCTAAATCACTGCGGAAAGTGGAGCGTAAGGCTAAACAGGTTGTCCAACTTAGGGGGACTCTCCAAACCTGCTCAGAAGCGCTCCAGGAGGCTCCTGGGAGGCTTTTACAGAGTTCTTTGTAGCGCCAGTCAGCACTTATAAGGATATGTTCGCCTTGGGCATCTATATCTACAGATACTGCCACTTTGACCCCTTACCTATATATGGACTGAAATAGTTTTTAGATTATTTTTTGCTGTCCATACCTATTTTAGCAGAACTAATGGCTTCCAACCGATCTTAACCAACTTTAAAAGGGCGTGTCGTATGGCGTCATTTGCATGGCCTTCTCCGCCTTTATGCCAAGTGCCTAACTTCTTTAAAGCATCATTAGGAAACATTGTCTTAGCATCTACAGGGGATTGAAAAATAATTTTTTCAGGGTCATATTCTTTGACTCGACACATATGCTTTAAAACCCCTATCTGTTCAAGACTAAATGGTGCTTGTGAGTTTCTCACTGTCTGAGCAGTAATAACAAATCGCTCACAAACCACCAAAACATTATCGTAGGACTGCGCCGAAGAAAAAGCAATAGACATAGCCGTGTCTATCCAAGAAGCAAATGTTTCTGGATCAACCTCTGCTGACATCTTTACTACTGGAGCCTCTTCTGGCAAACCAGACCACTCAACTAAACAAACACCTGTTGCCTTACCAGGATCTACAGAGACTATGTATTTCATTAGTACTTCTCTCCCCAGTTCTCTAACGGACCATCTATTCCAGCAGTTAGTGGAACATCCCAACCTTCAGTGGTTGTCATACATTCCTGAACTACTTTCTTAACTTCTTCTGCTTCATCCCTTGGTGCTTGTAAAACAATTTCATCATGTACAGGAACGATAAGGTACTCGGTCAAGTCTGCTTGATCAAGTTTTATTAGATTACTTTTAAATATTTCTGCTGCCCCACCTTGGATTAAGTAATTAATCAGCGTGTAGACACGTCCTTCATCGCAAGGAATCTTACGACCAGTCCAAGTGTAAATGTAACCCTGACCTTCATCCCTTTCTCTACGAGCACCAAGATTTTCAATATCTCTTTGAAACTTAATCATTCCTGGGTAACGCTTGTCAAAAGCATCTGATACAGATTTCATTTGAGACTCTAGAACTCCAGCGGTGAGTGCTTGTTTAGCAACTCCAGCGCCATAGAGACGACCATAGACCATTCCCTTAATTAAGTTACGTCTTTTATCTGCACGAGTCATATCTGGTTCTTGATAAACCTCGCGACCAATTTCGGTAAAGGGATCTGAGCCAGTTGCGTCAGCGCGATTGAAAAGATTAATTAAATTAGGATCTTTAGATAAAGAAGCAAACATACGAAACTCAACTTGGTCAAGGTCTGAGGTAATAATTACGTGATCTTTATCTTTAGGTATAAATGCTCTGCGAACAGTGTCATCTCCCTTTGGCAGGGTTTGCAGCGCTGGGTCGGTGATAGACATGCGAGATGTACGAGCACCTAAAGTCTTTACAGAAGGGTGAACAATTCCATCAATTGATTTATTTAAGAAGTTAAGGAAGTAAGTATTTGCTAGTTTATCTGCTTTACGCTGTTTTAGAATTGTCTCGGCAAGATTTTTAACCTCATCATTTCCTTGAATTGTTAGTAGGTGAAGTTGATCTTTACTTGCAGACTTTTGACCAGAAGGAGTAGTTTCAGTTATCTCTGCGCCAAGTTTTTCAAATAACCTAACTAATTGAATATTGCTAGTGATGCTAGTTCCAGCATAGGTTTTAGCAGCCCAATCTTTTACTGACTCCGTGTAGTCAATGAGTTCTTCGTACTTACGTTTTGAATAATCTAAATCAACTCTTGCTCCATTTATCTCCATACGAGTAACTATCTTTCTAGCAGCCATCTCAATTTCATAAGCTTTGTGATAAGGCTGATTAGGACCACACTTCTCGTAAAACTTTTCCCACAGACGCATTGTTAAAATAGTATCTAGTGCGCCATAAGACCAGTAAGGCTCAAAGTTTGTAGGAACAGTTCCCCAAGTCCAACCATTTTTTGCTAGGTCAACATCTAACTTATCTTGAAGGTGGGCAGCATGACCATCTACAAGTCTTGCTGATAAAGGTTTTAATCCACCAGGGCCTAGAGGATCAATTAGGTGAGCCATAATCATTGTGTCATGTGCTCGATGCCAAGGTATTTCCCAATTAGATTTAATTGCAAACCATCTTGCTTCAAATGCAATATTGTGGCACACAATAGGTCCATCAAATTTATTCATTGCTTCATAAAAAACTCCAGACCATTCTGCCCAAGGAATAGACCAGCCATGCATACCATCACCAACTTGAACCAAACGAAGATCACCATGCCAAGGAGATAAAGCATGGTCTCTAGGTGAACCTAATTTTTCTCCAGTCTCGGTATCAATAGCAATTGCATCATGAGGACGGCGTTGGCTTAACCAAGAAATAAATTCGTTTGCCTTTTCTACAGAGTCAACAAGGCTTACTTGAATTCCATCTAGTCCGTTTGTCATTTATCCTTCTGTCGTTTTGGTTTAGTTTAGTTCTTTTTTATGGAATTGTCTCTACTCTATAGATAAGATCTATATTCTCATCATTCTTAGCGGCAATGTCTAAAAGTTTCTGAGCAACGTAGGTGAGGTATCTTGCCCCATTCTCGTTATATTTGTAAAGTGCGTCTAATACTGGCTGAGGGTTATCACTTACCTGAGCCCAGTAGCGGTACTTTTCTGGGAAAATAATAGGCAAAGATCTATTCGGAGAACACTCTTCACAAGGGATAGCGTCATCTTCAAGATTGTCGGTAAACTCGTCAACTAAGTTATATCGATCTACTTTTTCACAAGTTGCTCCGTGATAAATTAGAGAAACTCCAATACGAGACAGTACATAAGAACCGTTTTCAGTTTTATAAAGAGCAAACTCAATCCAGCGGACAGAGCCCTTACGCCACGAGGAAGATTTACTCAGTAGTGTTCCATTAAACTGTAGAGTTCTAGAACTGTCTTTTACCTCAAACATTATGTTTCTTTAGTTTCATTTTCAGTAATTCTTGCTATCTCCATAAGTTGAGTTAGGTCAGCACGAAGGGAAGCAATCTGCCCTTCATAATTTGCAGTAATTTCGCCAATGCGTTGTTGTAAGGCAATAATCATTAGTTCGTTTTTTGTCTTTGGTGTCTCCATAGTTTTATATTACTCTACATTTACTGCGTCGTACTGAGCCTGAAGTGCGGCAATTTGCGCCTCGGCTGTGTCTATCGTCTTGTTTGATGACGCAACAATACTGGCTTCAGGAGCATCAGTTGCGTTTTGCTCAACTATGTTAAGTTCGGCGCTGTATTTACTGATTTTTATACCGCGTATACGTGACGCAATTAGGTTGAGTTTCTCTTCCTTTGTGATATCTGTATTTGACATTATTTTTCCTTTTCTTTTATCTTATGTAAGTACTAACCTATTTGGTCAATACCATTTCTTAAATTGTCTAGAATACCATTAAATACTGCAATTACTTGTTTTTGACGTGCAACTTGATTGATTATATGTTCTCGTGTTCCAGTCAATATTTGAGCATCGATTTCCTCTTGAGAAGGATCTTGGGCATATCTTATTGTCCTCTCTACTTCAAGAACTCTTTCTTCAACTATCTTAATTTTTTCTTCTATTGTAAGTGTCATTTTTCTCCTTATGGATATAACGGAACAAAACTTTTTGCAGTTGCAGTATTTTGAACAGATCCACTTGTTACTGGAGTTGGTAGTGTTGTTCCGTTCAAACTTATTACTTGCGCCCTATACCAAAAATTACCAGATGCGTTTGTTGTTCCAACTGGTTGATTAGTTGATTGAGTTGCAAAACCTCCAGATACGCTTAATGATTCTGTAGCTCCACTTGTCCATGTTGAATTATCTGGAGACCTTTGTATTCTTGCAGTTGCAGAGGTAACGTTAGAGAAGTAGTAGTACATAGTAGCTTTTGGATTTCTCCAGTTGTTATTTGCAATTCGTCCTCCAGTATCTCCATATATCTGTGAGACTGAGGCTGGAGGAGCTGCTACTGTGACTGATATTGAAGATTCTGCGCCATTTCCGATAGCATTAACTGCTCTTGCATAAATAGTGTAAGTACCAGGGGAAAGTGTATAATCATAAGTAGTACTGAGACCAACGCTAAAATAAGGAAATCCGTCTCTACTTACTTCATATCTAGTAATTGCTGATCCGCCATCACTTAACGGGGCATCCCAAGATATCCTTGCTCCACCACTAATTGGACTAGAACTAAGATTTCTAACAGCGCCAGGCACTGTAAGGTTAGTGGTAGAGAAGGTAACACTTCCGTAGTTTGTTCCAGTAAAAAAGTAGTTATTTGCTCTGACTAAGACCGTATATGAAGTATTTGCAGTAAGACCTGTTAAACTAGCTGATGTACTTGTACCAGTTGATGTCCAGTTAGCCCCCGAGTTAGTTGAATAGTCATAACTTTGAATTGCTGACATTCCGCTGTTTGCATTTGTAGGAGCCGTCCATGAAACTGTTGCGGTGGTGTTAGTAATACTTGATGCTGTAACAGAGGTCGGAGCCTGAGCAGATGCGCCTTGATTTGCAACTACGGTGATGTACCCATCGTCAGCGCTACCTGATGTCAATGTGCTCTGCGCAAGCCAAACAGCATGTGTTGAGGTGCCATATTCGGTAAACGAAGTAGCAAACGCAGAGGCGGTGCTAAAGTAAACTCTGTATTCTGCACCTACAGTTCTTGTCGCAGTGATACGGCTATACCCAGCACTTGATCCATTTACGTAGTAGCCTGTAAAAGAGTAAGTGCTTGTTGGAAACGCAACTAATTTTATAAGTGCGTAGTCTTGCCCGTCTGTAAAATGAACCTCATACTCAATTTCAAAGTCTGTTCCTCCAGAAAGTCTTTTTCCACGGTAGAACATATAGAACTTAGAACTATCTGCAGCGTATCTTATAGAGTTTAGTTGTAGATCTGCAGGAAGAATACCTAGTACGCGACCAACGGTGCTAGATATAGTGTACGTACTCTGCCCACTATCAAGTGAAATATAACCGTTTGTACCAATGTGAATAGTATTGCCAAAATTAAAAGTATATGTAGTTTGCGCACTTGAAAAAAAAGTACGCCAAGCCCCATTAGCGTACAAAAATCCGTTTTGAACTGTTCTCCATGCGCCATTAGCGTATATGAATCCTTTTTGAAGTGTTCTCCATGCGGAGTTTGCTCTTATGTATCCTGCCATATTTTTAAGTGTACGTTAATACAATCTGACCTTCTACAGGTCCAGAAATTGAATTTATTGAAGATAAATCTGGAAAAACAGAAGCTTGTGCAAAACCAATCTCTCTTAAACCAAAAGGAACAGCAAGAGTAGTTGTATTAGTTGGACCTAATGTTGCTGTTTGTACCCCACCTGCACTTGAAATAAAGAAACCAGCTGTTCCACTATTTAAAATTAAACTAAATTGACCGTCAGTTCCAGATGGATACATAAGCATTTTAGGATGAGATGATCCAACAAAAGAAGTGGTGGCAGATCCACCTGAACTTATAATTACCCCAGAATAATCGTCTGCAGGTCTTATATGACCTAATGCATCACCTGCTGCATTGTAGAATGACAAGGCGTTATTCGTTGCATCTACCTCTACTCTTCTTCCAGAAGTTGCTGTTCTAATTGTTCTTCCAGTTATTGTTCCAGATGTTATCTGCGATGCAACAATGTCTCCCGTGTAGATTGTTCCTGCTCTAAGTGTTCCAGCCTGCAAAACACTTACATCAAGACTATTTGCAGCAATACGTTCAGCCGCAAGTGTGCCTGTGGATATGTTACTTGCATTAATAGATGATACTGTTATAACACTTGCATCAATTGTTCCTGTTGTTATAGAGTTTGCACTTATATTTGCAAGTGCATTTCCACCAAGTTGGACCGCAACCCATGCAGTACCGCTATATCGATATATCTTGTTGTTATCATCTGTATCAAACCAAATATCACCAGACACGTAGGTTCCACCGCTAGGCTGAGCATCTTGACGGTATACCTTATTTTTTCCATCCGCGGTATTTTGTGCAGCGGTTGCAGCTGCAGCTGCAGCAGCAATTGCCGTATCTTGAATATTTACCCAAGCAGTACCGTTCCATACGTAAAGTTTGTTTCCATCATCTGTGTCGTACCAAATATCATTTGTTTTTAAAGAAGCAGAGGAAGGTGCTGTTGTTTGCGAGTAAATGGTGTTTTTTCCATCAGCAGTTGCCTGAGCATTAGCGTCTGCTACAGCAATATAATCATTTTCATCACTAGAAAAAAGTAAATATTCACCATTATCTGGGTTTATAACTCCCTGTCCTTCTTTTGGATTAATAATTACATCTGAAGGATTTTCATTAGTTATTACAGTAGTACCAAAATCGACTTCATCCGCTGTAATACTGCTAGGGGCTATAGCAGCACCTTTAATAACTCTATTTTGAAGCCTAGTTCTTATAGGCTTTCGCTCCATACGTCGCAGACGTCTTTGTATGTCAGATAGATTAGTTCCTAGATTTTTTTTACTGTTACGTCTTCTACTAGACATTTTTTCTATCCTCCTTCCATTCAGTTTGAAGAGTTAATGTTACTTTTTCTGGAAAAGATGGAGTTTCTGGAACACTAACTGTGTACGCAATAATTTTACGAACAATTACATCACCTCTAGGCTCTAAATCAGTTGCTAAACGCATTCTAACAAACTCATCGTCAAGAATTATTGAGCACCAATCTCCTGGGTAGTAAGAGCCAACAACAGGATCTAAAGATCCATTAACCTCTATGTTAAAAGTTGCCTCTGGAGGTCTAGATTCTCCTAAAAAGTCTAAAGCATAGTTATACAAAGCCTCTTTACCAGCAGCAACAGTATCTACATCATTTTTTTCTTCGATCTCATCTAATAGTGGCCAACCTTGATTCAATAAATCTTTTGAAGCAGCAGCAGCGTAAGGCTGACTAGCGGTGCCATCTAATCCATCAGCGGATCCACCTACCCACATTCTAGTAGCAGAGTCTTCTGCATTTTCATTTAAAGTAAATTGAAAAATATTGCCTGGATACTCAAAAACATATTGATCAGCGCCTAAAACACTTAACGGATGAACTACTCCTATATATCCTGTAGATGCAGTAGAAGGAACATCGTTGTTATAAGAGTAAAAAGTAAAGGTAGTTGCAGTAGGAGCACTAACAACAGTGACTGTTCCATCAAATGATGAGCCAACCTCTGTAATAACAGTTTCATCCCCTGCAACTAACCCATGGGCAGTGCTTGTAGTTATTGTTGCAATATTAGATGTTAACTGTTTGAATGTTACAGGTATTCTTACAGGTGGATCAATAAAGGGAACAAAAGTAAATGTTCTAGTAAAAGCATCATTTTCAAAATCACAATCTATTCTGTACTCAAAACCTTCAAGTTCTTTACTAAAATCTTCTAATATGTCTCCAAAAGATCTTAAATCAGAGCCTCTAAATACTTTACTACTTGACCCTAAATATTTTGCACTTAATTCTTGGGTAGAG